TCAGTTAAAAACTTATTTGCCGCGCTTTGCGTATATTTTGATGGGTCATATGAAAACGCTTCTGGTTGTGCAAACGCACCGCCCTGCATCTGCCTAAGTGCATTCGTTCCTGCTTCAAACTGTGGCTGTAGCCGTGCTATCTCAGCCTGCCGTTGCTCAAATTGCAAATCTGCCGCACGGTTGGCTGCACTGGCCTGGGTTTGTGCAGCTTGTTGTTGACCGCTAGACGACAAGTAGCCACCAAGTAGCGATCCGGCTGCGGGTACGCCATATCTAATTGCGCTATCTGGATCCATTTTCAAACTCCTCAAAAGCGTAGAACTCGCGGATTTCGCGGGACACTTTACGCATATGCTCAAAACCACCAATCAAAAATGCGGTGGCAATATGTATCTCAATCCCAAAATTGCGGATGTGAAACGCCAAGTTCCTCAGATGCTTTTTGTCACTTTTGCACATCTCATTGGCGTCATGGAACCCGTTAATTGACGCCATGATTAAGGGTTGGTAGTAGTTGTAGTTTGCCACAAACCAACGGTTAGCGGGTAGCACAAACATCAACGACAAAAAAGCCCGGTTAACGTGTTCGTCTAGGATTTCAACGTCCTTGTCAATCAGATCGTCCCACAACTCTACTGCATCAAAAAAACAATTTACAAAGTCAATGGCATCTTGATGGCCTAAAAACCAACGCTGTTTGTTGGTTTTGCTGTCCTCTTGCCATTGAGCAGGCATTACTGGCATCTGTTACCTTAAGTCGCAGGAGTTTGCGCTGTAAGCAAACCGTTTGTAAAAGTCATGCTGCCGTCTGCGCCGAGTGCAGTCAGTTTAGCAGTCACGATTGTGGCGCTAACGCCAGCCGTGGAAGTTCCTGTCCCGCCGTTGGCTATAGGCAGGATACCACTGACTTGCGTGGTCAAGCTAACTCCACTTAGCGTACCGCCAAGGGTTAGGTTGCCTGTTGTGGTGACTGTGCCTGTTAGCGTGATGCCGTTGACCGTACCCGTGCCGCCTACTGACGTAACCGTGCCATTGCCTGTACCAGCACCCAGGTTGGCTCGCGCTGCTGCGGCTGAAGTGGCTCCTGTGCCGCCATTGGCTATCACCAAAGTGCCTGCCAACACTATCGCGCCAGTTGTTGGGCTGCTGGGCGTAAACCCCGTTGTCCCGGCGCTAAAACTTGTCAGGCCACTGGAGGCCAAAGTTATCGTCCCAGCGCCGTTGGTCACTGTGATGCCAGCGCCAGCAGTCAGCGTGTTCAGCGAATAGCCTGTGCCATTGCCGATCAGCAACTTGCCATTGGTCGGAATTGTGCCCAACCCCGTGCCGCCGTTGATTACCGGCGTGATGCCAAGGCCAGAGCCGGTGATTGTGTAGACGTTGTTCAGCCAACGAAACCATTGGGTCGTGATCTGCCCATCTTGGGTAAAAGCAACCCGAGGCGCAGGGATTTGGGTGACGTTTGACATACTAGCTTGACGTTGGACTTAACACCAACTCAGCGCCCATGATGGCAATCTTTACCGGGTCAGTGCCGCTGACCTCGTAAACCCGATCTCTGGATGAGCCAAGCCGCCGCCAGAACGTGCGGTATCCGTACTCACCGATCTTGCCCATGCTCGTCCAATGCTCACTTGACCAAGTGTGACCGCTATCGTCGCTCCAGCGCAACATAACTTGCGGGTCGTAGCCCGGTGTGGGTAGAGATGACTCGGTAACAATTTCAGCGCCGTCAATGTCTGGGCCAGAGTAGGCAAAGGTCACTAGGTATTCAACAGGGAATCCAAAGGCCGTTTCAACAATAATTTCATCGCCGCTTTCAGTTGCTAGGTACTCCCAATCAAACTCGGCAATCAGTTGGTAGCTTGGGCCTGCTGGTGGGACGTTTGCCAACTCAGTGATGATGCCCTCTGCGTCATACCCTGGCGTGATGCCCAGCCCTACGCCTGTTTCAGCGTCAAGCTGCAAGGTGTGGTGGGCCGTGCGTTTGAGGTTGTTTTGGCCTGACGGCAACGCCCTCCATGAGCGCAGCCACTTTTGGATGCTGCCGTTGTCAGCGTACACATCCAAGTCAAAAGCGTAGATGTTGCCGTTAACGTAGTCGCCAACCACAATTTGGCTGTTGAACGCCATCTGGCAGTTTGACCTGTGGCGCATGAATAGGCCATTGTCAAACCCAGCCCGTTCGTGCCATGCCTGGGTAGACACATCGTAAACCCAAGTGGCATTGCCGGTAGGGAATGTCAGGACGTAGAAAGCATGGCCTTCTTGCTGGTAAGTGTAGGCAATGGCGTCAGAAATGTCGCCGTATTGGGCAATGGCAAACTCAATAGCGTGGGTGCTGACCCGAGTGCCGGTGTAGCCATTGGCCCGGTAGACAATGCCTTGCCCTCGCGCATCTGCGCCTAGCCAGAAGATGCCGTTGTCCAACTTGGCAACAGAGAAGGCCGCAGCGCAGCCAATCTCGTTAAACGCGCCTTGGATGCGGGTCATGGGAAAGTCAGCAGCGCCAGAGTCGTACCACACCTCAACTGAGTTAGTGCCGAACAGCCAAATTTGCCCGTGGTCAATAATCATGCTGACCAAGCCGTCAGGCGAACCCTCGGCACTGGCAAAGTCAAGCGGGTCAACTGATGAACCGTCCAGCAGTTGCGTTAGCCAAAATATCTGGCTGTTTGGCTGAATGAAGACAAAGTAGCCGTCTAGGTAGCCAACGATTAGCGCACCAGCAAAGTCAACGTCTGTGATCTGGGCAAAGACTGCCGTGCTGCTGTTGTAGATGTAACCCGGCCCGTTGGCTGCAATAAACAACTGAGTGCCGTTGTCGCTCATGCTGACCGGGCCAGTGCCTGCTACCGTGCCACGCAAGGTGGCTACATAGGCCGTGGTAAAGCTGTAAAGTTCCGTGCCACTAACCACATAGCCAACGCCGTTGAACGTCCACAAGCCCCGTATTGGCCCTGTCCCAACCGTCACCAGCAAGTCAAGCCCAGGCGCTCGGTTCAAAAACCCGCCTGTCTCTCCTCCGTCTGGGACGATTTCTGGGAACAGGTTGACCATCCTGTTGTCCGCAGCATTGACGCTACGGGCAACATAGGCCGAACCAAGAATGGGGGTTTTCATTAGGCAACTACAGCGCCACGGAGTCCAACAACCCACCAGTCAGTGCCGACATACTGAAGCGTTACCGCATCTCCAATAGTATTAAAAGTGATTGTGGTTGCACTGCCAAGGTTGGTAGGAGTCAGAATACCAGTGTCGCCGCCTGCTGCTTCTGCAATATAAACAATTATCTTGATTTGACCTTGTGATCCGTCTGCAAGCGTTAGTGCATTGCCAGTAGCGGTTGAAGTAAAAGAAGTGGTAGATGTAGTTAGGTTTACAGCACCGGGGCCAGATAGGGTTTGTACAGCCCCTATTAAACCGCCATTTACTGTTAGAGCCGCATTAACTTTTAGCGTTTGGCTAGATGCTGTGGCGTTAAACGTGCCATACATCAGCGAACTTGCTTGATCTCCTGCGGTGTTGGTGCGGTCTTGGTTATTGACGTAGAAAGCGTTTGAGCCTGTCTCATACGTTCCAGCAAAATAACCTAAAGCTACACAACTACCTGTAGCAGCTTGCAATGTTCCCACGCCAACTGCGGTGTTTTTGCTGCCTGTTGCATTTGTAAGTGCAAGCTGTCCCACCGCAGTGCAGTCACTACCAGGAGTTCCTGATGTTAAGGCATTTGAACCAATTGCCGTGTTGTTGTTGCCAGCGGTAGCGTTAGCCAATGCAGCATTTCCAATAGCAACACAGGCTACAGAACCTTGAATAAATTTTGCTGCTGTAGAACCCACGGCGGTATTTGTGGTTCCTGTAGTAATTCCCAGCAAAGCTGACGCTCCCACAGCCGTATTTGATGCAATACCAGCCGTTCCCCGTCCTACCGTCATGCCTTCAATAACCGCACCACCTGTCAACGTGGATACGCCAGTTACGCCAAGGGTTGTGCCAACTGTAGCTAGACCAGTGAGCGCAAGGCTTGTGCCTGTAGCTGCGCCGATTGCTGGTGTCACCAATGCAGGGCTAGTGAATGTACCCGTGCTGACTGTTGGATTCGTGATTGTTGGCGTAGTAAATGTGCCAGTGCTGACTGTTGGGTTTGTAATTGTCGGAGTTGCAATTGCAGGGCTGGTAAACAGCAGGGTCTTGCTAATGCTTTTGGTTGTGCCAGTTTGGACAAATGGAACAATGTCAGCAGCGTTGATGACGGTGGCAACGGGCAAACCAGAGATGGCAACGGTAGTCATAATTAAAAATTCCCAGCGTAGATGTTGTAGCGTTGACGATTAGCGACTATGCCGTAGGGCATTGCCATTACATCGTCAGGGTTGTTGATGCGCTTGATGTTGCGCTTGGAGGTCATAGCAATTCGCTGCACCTGTGGGCTTGGCTCGACGCCAAACTCAGCGGCAATCTCACAAGCCAGATTGAACCTAAAACATCGTAAGTAGCCTGGAGGAAAGGACAGCGTAGTTGCCAGCACTGCTGGCTGCGTCAATTCTTCCACCGACACAATGTGCCATTCCAGTGGCGCAGTAGGCACAGGGTACACCGTCATCGTAATGTCGGGGTAGCCCATGTTG